AGACGCGCTAGGAGCCCCTGTAAGCGCCGTAAACCCAAAGACCGTACAAAGCACTAGTCCTATAATTTTCTCTGCTAAATAGTTCATCTTTTCTCCAAAGGTATGGGCACGCCCCAAGATGAAGCGTGCGATCTGAATGCGATTTGTCCTTGTAAGTATTTGCCCGAGTATGGGTCTGTGAAGATTTGCACCAGAATTTCTTGACCGTTATCCATTACGCCGATATAGACGCTGTAGTCAACTATGTGTGGTTCAGTCATCGCCTGTCCTTTTGTCGGTAATTCGACCTTAGGGGATAGGTCAAGCCTTAGGTGGGATTTCCCCGAACACCTTCAAGAATGCGGCTTTTACCCAAATAACGGAGTCTGCAGCTTGTGGGGTTATCTCAATGTGGAACCAGTCGCCACCTGGTGCACCGTGGATTGTTGGCTTTTCGTACTTGAGCCATGCGTAACGATCGCAACGCCATGCTCGACCCTGTGGTTCTGGGAAGTAATCCAAAATACATTGCAAACCAAGATCGTTGGCATTGGCAACCAGTTTGTCAATGAAGATCAGCGCCTCTTTACGGCCTGCTTTTGGGTTCTTTTCGCTTCTGCGATACGACAAATCAACAGCTCTACCAGTCGCGTGCACCGACAAAGACCCTGGCTTACCGCGCATGTCACGTTGACCCCAAGACCCGTTATTCCAAAGCGCGCCATTAGATGCAGCGATTGCTTGCTTTATCCATTCGTTCATGCCGGCACGTGGCGCTGGTGATGCACCGTCCGCGTTGCCTATGTAGTCGCGTGCGTTAGGCACGCCTGCTTTAGCTTTGGCTATTGCCACGACCAAATGCCAGGTCTTTGGGGTTCACATATCGGATGAGAACTGGCACAAGCGCGGCGAGCGCTGCTTTGCCTAGATCGGCTGGGTCTGTGTTGCCTGTTGAGTAAACCGCGATGACCGCTGCGATGACCGAGCGACCGTATGAGGCAAGTAGGGCTTTGTCTTTAGGCTTCAACATCTTTGGCTCCTTCTTTTGCTTTTGACTTTAGCCCGTTTGAGGCCACTAAGCCTGACAACGTGCCGGTCATGAAGACGGTCAGGGTTGAGAGCAGGTCTATAAAGGCGGAGTCGTTAGGGCTTTGGTGGCCGATCGGTTGGGTCACAAACATGAGCGCATAAACAAAGCCAAGCACGGTGATGGCAAACACGCTGGCAAGGATGATTCCGACAATAACGATTAGTCGAGCGTGAAGCTCCTCGGGTTTAAGGCGTGGTCTCATAAATTAAATCCCGTGTGCACGTTCCAGATGGGTTGCAGATCGGTGGTTCGCATTCAGGTTTTTGCCAGTTGGCTGGGTTTTGGCATGGGTAGCGATATGACCCGTCGTAACCGCATCCCGCGCATCCCCACAACACGACTGCGATGAGCGCTGCATAGCCAATTAGGTAACGCCATTTCATTTTTTGTTGGTTGGCACAGGCGCAGGGTTAGATGGAGGCGCTACAAACTCTTCAATGCTGGCATTCCATGTGTATCCAATGCCAGCAAAACATCCTCGATATGCGCCCGAATAACTTGTTTGTAACCATTCGCCTTCAATGCCAAGTGACGCAATATATGCCTGGCCTACTGGCTCGCTATCTGGGAACACAAGATCATCGCAATCGCTGTTAGCAATAACAATTACTTCCGTTACGAGATCGCCGTTTATTTTTGCAAAATTAGCCATGGTCAAACCTTTGCTCGAATTGCTACAAAACCGCTTCCACCGTTTGCGCCGTTGCCTGATGAGTTTCCGCCACCACCGCCGCCACCACCAAAGTTGGCTGTTCCTGCTGTTCCGTTTGCTGCGTTTGCACCACCGTTGCCGGCATTGGTTCCGCCTGTGCCACCTGTGTTACCACCGCCGCCGCCACCTGAACCGTAAACAGCGCTACTGCCTGTAAATGTTGAGGTCAATCCTGCACCACCATTACCGCCAGCTCCAAGAGAACCGTTAGCACCGACTGCAGTATTTCCACCGCCACCACCGCCAGACGTTGCGCCACCAGTTCCGCCAGCCGAACCTTGTTGTGCTTGTGCAGCGCCACCTGCCGCGCTAGCCCAACCACCGCCACCTGAACCGCCGTCAGTTCCGACAGCGTTAAAGTTTGATTTTCCGCCACCGAGTGCAGCAAAGACATTTAGTGACGATGGGTTGCCTGATGTTCCTGACGCGCTACCAACACCACCGCTGCCACCTGAACCGACTGTGACCGTGTATGTTGCTGCGGTTAGATAAACGGTCTTGCTAATTACGCCGCCGCCACCGCCGCCGCCGCCGATGTTGCCTGATGCTCCTGCACCGCCAGCAACAATCAAAACATCAAACAAACCATCACGCGTAACAACTACCGATCCGCTTGAGTTAAAGCCAAGGTAACTGTAAGTGACACCGCCATCGGTGATGTTTGAGCCACCAGTAAAAGCGCCGTAACCGATACCGCCTAAGTTAAAAAAAGTAAAAGTTGACGCCGACAAACAAAGCAAATAGCCGCCCCCATATTGCGCCAAAGCAAGTGAACTAGATGTGTTAATTGTTACGCCAGCACCAGCTGTAATCGTGCATGTGCCAGCGCCTTTGTTGGCAACTTGAATGACATCGCCAACCGTAAAAATGCTGTTGTTGACGGTGATCGTTGTCGCGCTTGCCGAGTTCATCATTGTGCGCTTGTAAACGTCAGCAACCGCCAAAACGTATGACGTGGTTTTGTCCGAAATCGGCAGGTTTTGAATGTCGTTAAGTTGCGCGGCCGTCAATACTTGACCGGCAACAAACGGGTACGGCGTAGTCATAGTGCTCCTATCCTAAAACATTTTCTTCGTCAATGGTGCCATACAAGGCCGAGTCCAAAATCAGTTCAAATACGACCGTTGTAGGTGCAGTTGAGTACAGCACTCGGTGGCCTGTGGCAAAGTCTAAATAGTGCTCGATGCCCTCAACTGAGAGCTCTTGCGCCAATTGGGTTGTGCCGGCACCGCTAGGGAATGTCTTTTCTATGGTGATCGTGTTACCAATGTCCACGGTTGCCAGGGTGTCTTTTTGGGCTGTAGTCAGCATTAGAAACGCAGTCTCAACTGACGTGTATCGGGCTTCTGGTTCAGGGTTAAGCAGGTAGGCAGCTGCGGCGTCAATAGATGGTTGTTCGTGTAGCAGGCTGTTGGTGATGCTGTTTGTTTGAATAAAATACGTAGCGATTGAGCCTGCGTCCGTTGCGGTTGAGGTCTTGCCATCTAATGCAGTAACCACAGCGCGGTTAACTACGGCATCAGCCTCAAACGTGATGCCCACGCCGTTGTATTTATAGTTTGTGCCATCATCGTGAAAATCGGCTACCGATGCAGACAAGGTACTTCCCACACGCGGCTCAAAGGTCAAAATCCCCGCACGTGACATAAACAATCTGCCAAACTCGGCGGTGTCGTTGATCTGGGCAATGTACTGCAACACGTTGGTTCCTGCCGGCACGGTGTATGCGGCGTCATGTCCAAGATTTACGGTGCCTGTGTCGATGTCTCGTTGGGCAAGTGGGAAATCAACTTCTGGCAAACTAAGCACCGAATTGATGCGTTCTCCTGATGTTTGCGCGCTGACGTTGTATTCATTTAGATAGGTTTGCGCTAATAGGTAGAACTGGTCAGCGCAATACACCGTCACCGTGTCAAGACCGCCAAGCGCAAAGTTGTAGTCATAGTTCACGACATAACCCGAGTACAGCATTTCGGCAACATCGGTTGAGCTGTATCGAATTAATTTGACCTGACGCATTGGTGCAAGACCAGGCTTGGATTCGGCGGTGTCGTAATACGGGCTGTTTTCGTCAAACGGGTTAAAGATGCCGTCAACGTCTTGGATGGTGAATGTCATTGTGCCAGCGCTAAACGTGTCGCCTATGTCGCGTCTGCCGCGCTTTACCGTAATGCTTGTTGTTGAATCCATGATGCTGGCGAACTCGCTGTCACCATCTAGCACGTAAGCGGTGTTGTCTAAAATTCCTTTATATTCGGAATCAAGTGTGAACCCGTTTTGGATAAACCCTGTAGCAACCTGCAGGTCATAGTTACCTGAATCAACAACAGCTGTGCCAGGCATCAGGCAATGTTCAGAGCCAACGGCCCTGCACTCCGTGAATAGGCGCGCAATGCGTTGACCACGGCTTGACCGATCTCTGCGCTAGTTGCAAGTCCGCCTGTGACGTTTACGGTCACTCCCCCGCCAGTATTCATGCGATCTAATGGCACTACGGCCTCTGGGCCTGCTTCACCAATAAGCGCCAAAGTAGGTGCGGTCACGATGCCACCTTCGGCCATGCGTGGAATGCCTAAACGTCCTGCGACTGGTCGTGCCGCTGCAGTAGCGCCAAGTTGTGGCACAGGAACCGTTGGTGCTTTTGGAATGTCTGGCAACAACGGAATG